GTTTATTTTTGGAAAATATAATAAACTTTAATATTTTTGTCAAAAAGAAAAAATGCTAATTGTAAAAGTAAAAAATCAAAACATTGAAAAGGCTTTGAAAGAACTTAAAAGTAAAGTTATCAAAGTTAAACAAGTTAAAGAATTAACTAAAAGAAAGTATTTTGCTAAGAAAAGTACAACTAAAAGAGAGGAAAAAAGAAAGGCTATTTACCTACAATTAAAATTAGAGAACCAAATGTGAATTTAGTTCTTTAATTTTAATTAATTCGTTAACTGAAAAAATTGTAGATGTGACTTTTTCTTTAGTCTCATTTATTTTTTTCTTAGTCTCTTCTTCTGTTTCTGACTCAATAAGGGAATTTAATTTAGATATAACTTGTTCTTTTTCCTCATTAAATTTAATTTCTAAAACGTCTTCATTTTCTTTAAGTAATGAAATGACTTCTTTTTGAGTTGATTCATCTAAGTTAGATAGATATTTTGAAGCTACTGAGTTTGCAATTTTCTTTAAAGATGATATAGGTAATTTAGGGGTAGTTTTTTTTGTTTGTTTTTCTTTCATTAGATTTTCAACAACAATTTTTCTACTTTCAATCCTTTCTTCAATTTTATTAATATTTGTGTTTAAAATTTTATCTATGTGAGAATATTCTGACTCAGATAATTCATTTTTTAACCATTTATTTAATTTTTCTAAATGGTTATTTGGAATAATAATGTCTTTAGTTTCTTTGATAACTTCATCAACAAGAATATTTGCACTATCTTTATCTAAACCTAAATTTTCATTTAATTTATCATAAATGAAAAATAAAGTTTTAGTTTCTTCAGAATTCAAAACTAAATCTTTGAATTGTTTCATGTCTTTAGTTAAATTCTCACTAACAAATGAGTTAACTAATTTTTTTTCTATTGCTGTTTTATAAAGTCCAAATTTCATAACTATAAATATTATTACTTTAGTAATCTTTCTAAAGTGTCATTTATTTCTTTCATAGAATCTTTGTTTTTTTCAAAGTCCACAAACTCATCGTCCTCTCTGAGAACTTTTTCAAGAATTAAATCTTTATTCTTAGGATTTAAATTTTCAGGTACCGTTGGGGGAGCTTCTCCTCCAGGTGGGGGTGGTGGAGGGGTTTCTCCTCCAATTGGACCACCTCCTCCTAAATCTGAAGGTGCACCACCCTCAGACGGTGCAGATGGAGCCCCGCCAGGTTCACCTTCTTTTTTACCGTATAGTTTATCTATATTATCAAATAAACCTGTTTTAACTATGACTTCAGCAGTTTTCTTAAGCTCCTCACCAACCGCTTTTTCAATACGTTGTTGTTGAATATCGAGTTTAATTTCTTCATCAGAAAATCCAAGGATATGTTTTTTAGCCCAAGACTGTGATACCGCAGCAATTCCTGAACCAGGGTCTGCAACCATATCTTTGTAAAGAAGTATTTTTTCTTTCCAAATGTCCACCATTAACAAGTCGGCTTGTTTAGATGGGTTTGTTAATGATAATCTAAAATTAGATAATTCATCTTCAAATCCTAACATAAACAAGTGAATAATACCAATTTTGTTAAGTTCTTGCAACATACTCTTTTGAATTCTGTTGATTGTTCTTGCAAAACGAATATCTTGTAACGCCAAGTTTTTACCATCACCAACAACTTCCTCAAATCCTAAGAAAGCTTTAGGTACACGTAACGCAGTTAATAATTTCTTTTGGATATACTCAATGTCCGCAATTTCAGATAAGTTTTGAGCTCCAGGTAGTGTTTCAATTGGAGACGCTTGTGCAGGGTCACGTACAGGAATAAAATAATCTTGGTCAACCGCCATTTGATTAAATCTCATATCAACGTTACCTGTTTTAGAATCAACTACTTGGTCTCTTTTAAACTTATTTGCGACTCTTTGTATATATGGTTCAACGTCCTTATCATCCATGTTCCCAACAAATACTTTAAACACACGTCTTTCAGGAGCTCTTGAAGTTCTATAGATTAACATAGCATCTTCAGATAATAACAATTGTTTCCATATACGACGAGCCTTTTCCAACATAGACGTACCATAAGGTAATCTTCTGTCATCACCCAATAATCTAAAGTGAGCAATTTCCCAAGTATTAAATTCCATGTCTTTGTGTTTCCATGTGAATTTTAAATGTTTTTTAGTTGGGTCCTCGTCAATTGACTTACCTTTAGCCATCATACCTCTTTCTAATCTTTCGATTTCGATGATTGGTAATTGCATACAACCAATTACACCTTTTTCAGGGTCTAATTTGATATATACAAAGTTATCACCATACTTACATGTGTTTCTTGTCCACATTGGTAAGTTTGTATTAATGTCTAAAATATTATTAAACAAATCGGCCAATATTGATTTTATTCTGTTTGATTCAGAATAAATTTGTAACATAAAACCATCCTCATTTACAGTTGTTGACTCCTCAGCGTAGATATCTAATGCTGCCGATATTTCAGGGGTAAATTCCATAGACTCATAATCATAAAAAGCCGACAATCTTGTTGGCTCATAATATGTTGCTTGAGTATATAAATTATTTTCAATTTTAGTCCATTGATTCGAAAGATAAAAAGTTTGTTGAGCTTGTAACAACTCTTTTTCATACTCTCTTTTTGAAGTTGTTTTTAGAAGTTCTTTTTTGTCAAATTTTAAACTAGGATAATCTTGATTCAATAAAGAATTTGGACCAAAAGCCTGAGTTAATCTTTGCCAAACTGTAAAATTTTTTTCTGCCATACTTAAATATAAATACTTTCAAATTAAATTAAAGATTAAGGGGTAATTGTAACTGTAACTCCTTTACCATTTAAACTCGTAACCGCCGCATCAGAAGCTGAAGTTCTGGTACCTTTTAGGTTTATACTACTAACTCCAGCACAAGAAGGCTGTGTTCCCCAAGTAATTCCACCTCCAAACGAATCAATATCTATCAATAAATTATTTACAATTGTACTTGATAATCCTCCATTTCTGTTAATTGTAAAGGTATTAAGGTCAACAGAACCCCATGGATAGGTACTTGGAGTATATGAAATACTTGAAGATGTCCCAGAACCGTTTTCTATAGTGATTGAACAATATGGGAAACTTAAACCTGAATTAAATAAATTTGATATGTCTCCAGTTAAGTCTCCATTAACTCTTGCATAAAATGTTGTTCCTGAAACATTTGGCATAGTGTCAATATCAAGTCCAAATGTATGATTAGGTGCGGAAATGGCTATAAGATAAAACCCAGTTCGTTGTAAATCAGATAAATTACCTGTTAAATTACCACCGGTAAATGAGTTTATAGTTAAATTGTTAATTGATATTGGGATATCAGACATATTTCCAAATAATGTATTATAACCTGAGATATAAAGATTGGTTAATGATGAAGGTAGGTTAGCGACATCCCCACCAATGGTATTAGCCCCACGTATATCAGTATTATTTAAAGATGGGAAATTAAATGAAGATGTATTTCCTGATACTGTATTAGAACCCCAAATTGCAAGAGTACTTAGTGTTGATTGTAAAGTTGATATGTTACCACTTACGGTATTTGTGCCATAGATTCCAAGGAATGTCAAATTATTACCTGATAACGCACTTATGTTACCACTAATTGTGGTATACCCTTGAGCCCCTAAAACTAAATGTGTAATATTTTGCGGTATATCTGAAATTACACTTGTAGTATAATCATTTTTAATATTTAAATTAGTCAATAATGTTAATGCTGATAAATCACTGAATTGTCCCGTTAATCTACCGCTAGACAATGTAAAAGATGTAATATTTGTAAGATTTGCAATCTCAGATGTACTTAAATTAACCACTGTACTATTATCAGGTAAACAATTATTAATATTTAATGAAGTGATATTACCAAAATAGTTTATAGTTATTACTCCTGTATATGGTGACGAATATGTATGATTAATTACATTTGTCCCCAATGTTAATGAAGTTGTCGCCCCATCACCATAATCAATATACCCACCACTTGAGGATACTGTAAATGTACCACTAACAGTAGTTGTAGAATTACCACTAAAAACAAATGTTTGTGGAGGGAGTGGAGGAGTACTTGAAGGTGTTGGCGTTAGAGTTGGAGTAACAGATGGAGTTATTGTGTTTGTTGGAGTAATAGTTGGTGTAGGAGTGTTTGTTGGGGTAAATGAAGGAGTTGGTGTTGGGGATGCGTTTATTGAATTAGCATATTGGTTTCTTTTGACCGCAAATTTATCGTTTTTTTGAACTTTATAAATATTTAAACCAACACCAGGCACAATCATTCTTGAACCTGTAAATTTATTTCCGTTATTTGGTAATTCTTCTACTCCCATATTGAATAATTATCTCATACCCCCAAATAACCATCCATAATTCTGATAATCACTTTTACTTGGTTGATTATTTTTTTGTTTTTTGTTTGAATCTGTCATTGGGTCAAAAAATTGTGACCTATAAGTTGGTTCATTATTATTAACTTGCCAAGCTTCAATCATGACTTTTGCCTGCTCACTAACTTTTGTTATTGAAGCAAATGAAGATTCTCCAATGTACACCGCCATTGCAATTGACATAATTAAATCATCATGTTGTCCTTTTTGGTGGTCAGGTCTACCATTAATATAAATGAACGTATTCATTTCATTAAGTAATCTATTAGACCTTATAATTAATCCATGTCTCAAATATTCTTCAAACATGGCAATAATTTGTACTCTTTTATTGTTAAAGTTTAGACCTGGTATTTTATCTTGAGATTTTGGGTCCCACTTCCATCTATTTGTCGAGTCTAATCCATCAATATATAAATCTTTGTATCCTAACTCTTGTAATTTACGAGATGTTGTAACACCCATACCCCCAGTTATATCCACAACAATAAATGCTGAATACATCATCGCCCATTTATAACAGATTTCCGCAAGAATATCAGGTGGTATTTTACCAACATATTCCGCAACTTGTTCACGTGTTGTAAAATCCAAAATTTGAAATGTCGAATAATCCTCACTATCTCCCCTTGAAACGTCAACACCCATAATGTATTTATGTCCAATTTCAGGTTCTTTCCATATCCATAAAGAACCACCAATCATCTTATTGACAGGGTCTTTAATCATTGTTGATTTAATATTTTCAATAATGTTTGAATCAATTACGTTATCACCCGAACCTAAAAACGCACACTCTAATTCTTGGTTAACTTTTCTTTTATCGTACTTCAATTTTTTAACCATTGATTCGTACCAAGAAGAACTAGGTCGATATCCGTCATTAACTAATCTACGTATTTCATCGAAGTCTTTTTCTTTATTAGAGTAATCAATTATTTCAACATCTTGATATTCATTACGATTCAAATAGTAATGTATTATGTCTTTAACATTTAATAATTGTAAATCTTTAGCGTACCTTGGGTCTTTCCACCAAACCATTTCTGAAATTTTAAACTCATTCATACCTTTTAACGCTTGGTCATAAATTTCATAATAAATTGGGTCAAATCCATTAGGAGTAGAAACCACAATAACTTTACCCCCCGTAGATAACGACGCCATACAAGCCGCCCAAAAATCCCCGTCAGCCTCAATATACGCCGCCTCATCAAATATTAAAATAGTCGGAGTATATCCACGTAGGGCATCCTTAGATGTCGCAACCGCCTTAACCTCACAACCATTAGTTAATTTAAAG